AGTCTGTAATGTCATGCACCCGTTTCTCATTGCGGCACAGTTCGTCGTCATCCAAGTCATCGATGACGATGTAGTCCGGACGTGCTTCCCGGTCGCGCAGACCACGCGGAGACTGTCCGCGTCCGCAAGCCAGGAATTTCACCCCGTTGGCTGCCTTGAACTCCCCATCCTGCCAGGAGGCATTTCCCTGCTGCTTGCCGAAATCGGCAATGATGCGCTGGTTATGCTCCAGTTCTGCCTGAATATCTCCCAGCAGACGCGTGGCTGAATCTTCGCTTTTGCCGACCACCACCATGAAGTTGATGAGGCGCTTGGGCTGGAACATCAGCCACAGCGGAACAAAAATGTCCATGTGTGTGGACTTGGCATGGCCACGCGGCCACATGAATACTGCCTTCAGGTTGGGTGTACCTTTTACTTTAGCCGCTGCCGCATTGTGGAACGGTGCATTGTGGATGGTGCGTATGACTTCCCCGGTGGTTTTGTCACGCAAGGTGAGGAAGTGGGGAAAGTAATACTCACAGAACGCGGCATAGTTACCCTGCAGCCGCAGAATACGCCTGTCCTTTTGTGCCGGTGTCTCGCCTGCGAGCAAAGCCGTATCCGTGATGGACTGCACTCTTTTACAGTGTTCCTTCCACTGTTCGTATGCCTGTTTCTTTTCCGCTTCTGTTGCCATAGCCGTTTTATTTTATGCCCATCTGTTCGGTGATATACAGATCCTGGTACTTGTTGATTGCCCTGACCAGTTCCGGAGTCACTTCCGGGTCGATGGTTGAACGGTATTCAATCCATTTGGAGAATGCCATGAACACTTCAATGACATCCACTACATTGGCCTTCTTGTCTAACTTTTCGATCACCGCCGAAAGTTTGGCCAGTTTGTCCCCGAGACCGGCTACAAGTGCAGGGTCGTTTGATTCGTTGACTTGAGTAATGAGTGTATCAATGGTGAGCAGGAGTTTGTTCACCAGTTCCGGCCGGGTGACGTTCTTTGCCGCCCTTGCTTCTTTCCATCCGTCAGCCGTGCACCATTTTGAAATGGTGACGCGTGATACGTCCACTTTCTCCGCAATTTCGGTCTGCTCCATGCCGGAAAGGAACAGTGAGCGTGCAAGAGATTTTTTCTTTTCGATTTCTGCCTTTGTCATATAATAAAGAATATAGGGTTAAAGGCAGGCTTCGGAGTCCCTTGCACCTGCCCGATTTATTCGCAAAGTTGTCCGCTTATCAGCTTGCAGCCAAAATAATGTGCAACGGTTTCATAGAAGTGTGCAACCATTGCACACTTTTTTGGCTTCCCGGTAAGTGCTCTGTAATATTGCAGCGCCAATGCATAAAGGCGTGGCATGAGAAAATGAGTAAACGTGTAAGAATTTCAAACGACAGCCTGAACAGCTACGGAAGCCGTGTGCTGACATCGGGCATGAGTGTGGAGCAGTATTGCCGAAACCCGGTACTGCTGTACATGCACCAACGCGGGAACGTGATTGGCTATGTGAAGGACCTTCGGGTGGAAGATGGTGAGGTAACCGGGGAACTGGTGTTTGACGAAGCAACCGACCTCAGTAAAAGATGCAAGAAACAGTTTGAATTTGGCAGCCTGAGAATGGTGAGTGCCGGAATAGATATTCTGGAACTGAGTGACCAGCCCGAACATTTGCTGCAAGGGCAGACCAGCCCGACAATAACCAAAAGCAAACTGTATGAGGTATCACTGGTGGACGTAGGTTCCAATGATGATGCCATCGTACTGATGAAGGATGGGAAGCAAATCACATTGGGAAAGGATGGTGATTGTCCTTTGCCACTAATTAATAACCAAAAAACAACAGAAGAAATGGAACTGAAACTTTTGGCCCTTCAATTGGGGCTGCCGGAAACGGCAACGGAGGCTGATGTTAATCAAGCCTTAAATGAACTTAAAGCAGCCAAGGCAGAGAATGATTCCCTGAAGCAAGAAAACGGGAAGCTGACTTTGGCCCGTATTACCGGTCTTGTGGAAAAGGCAGTGGTGGAAAAACGTTTGGGAGAAGACAAAAAGGCTCAATTTATCGAACTTGGCAAGAAGGTCGGTGTCGATGAACTGAAGAATGTGCTTGATGCCATGCTGCCCCAGGTGAAGATTTCCACTGTATTGAGCTATCAGGGCGGCAAGCAGCAGGCACAGCCGTCCACCTATGCCAAGCTGAGCGATGTCCCGAGTGATGCGCTGCTTGAAATGCGCGAGCATAACCCGGAGGAGTACAAGCGCCTGTACAAGGCTGAATACGGCATGACCTGTGAAATTTGAAAACCTTTAAAATGAAGAAAATGGGAAAAATTGTAATGCTTTTGACGGCACTTCTGTTCAATACGCTGACAGGTGTCGTGTGTGCTTCGGTATTGGGATTCTCTCCGGTGGCCGGAGCTGTGGGAATGAATGCGGTGGCAGCCTTTATGGGAATGACCCCGCAGAGTGCTTCAATACTCCGTGAAGGGGTTTATACGGAAATCTGGACAGGGGAACTTGTCAAGGTGCTTCGTGCCGGACTGGAAGGAACCTGGCTGGCGGGAATCCCCGACCAAAGCAGTATCGTGAACAACGATGTGATTCATCTGGTAGAAGTTGGTGTAGATCCGGATGTCTTGATTAACAACAAAACCTATCCGATTGATGTGCAGGCATTGGAGGACAAGGATATTGCCATCAAGTTGGACAAATTCCAGACCAAGGCCACGCCGATTACAGACGATGAGCTTTATGCAATCAGTTATGACAAGACCGCCCGTGTGAAAGAGGGACATGCCAACAGCATCAATGATGCGAAGTTCACCAAGGCAGCCCATGCGCTTTGTGCGAACAAAAATACGGAAACCACTCCGGTGCTTAAGACTACCGGCGAGAAAGATCCAGCTACAAACCGTCTGCGCCTTACCGTGAATGACCTTGTAGAAATGAAGCGTGCCCTTGACAACCTGCGCGTACCGTCAGACGGTCGAAGACTGGTGCTTTGTCCCGACCATGTGAATGACCTGCTGCTGACCAGCCAGGCATTCCGTGAACAGTACAACATTGACCGCAACAGCGGCAAGGTAGGTAACCTTTATGGCTTTGAAATCTATGAGTACGGCAACAACCCGCTTTATACTACAGCTGGGGTGAAGAAGGCATTGGGTACAACGGCAGAAGCCGGTGAATTCCCGTGTTCGTTTGCCTTCTACAAACAGCGGGTTTTCAAGGCAACCGGTTCTACCAAGATGTATTATTCCGAGTCAAAGAACGACCCGTTGAATCAGCGTAATCTGATTAACTTCCGCCATTACTTCATCTGTATGCCCAAGAAAGAGGATGCCGGAGTGGTAATGATGAGCGGCTATCAAGCATAAAAGATATGGGAAAATTGAAGTATCTGGTAATTCACTGTACGGCAACTCCGGAGGGGCGTGAGGTATCATCGGCGGACATCCGCAAATGGCATACTTCTCCGGTTGCCCAGGGAGGAAGAGGATGGAAGCAGGTTGGCTATACCGACTTGTTCCACCTGAACGGAGGCGTGGAACGTCTGGTAGAAAACAATGAGGATGCACAGGTGGACCCTTGGGAAGTGACAAACGGAGCCAAGGGATATAACAGTGTAAGCCGTCACATCGTGTATGCTGGGGGCGTGGAAAAAGACGGTAAGACTCCGAAAGATACCCGCACCGAGGAGCAGAAGGATGCATTGGAACGCTATGTAAAAGCGTTTCATTCCAGTTTCCCTGATGTACGCATTGTAGGACACAACGAACTGGCAGCGAAAGCCTGTCCGAGTTTCGATGTGCAGGAATGGTTGAAAG